AAGAAACAGACAAGGTAGTTACACAAGTACCTGCTTGGTATATGAATGATTTTAATGCCAAGAAGATGTGCGAAACTACTATGTTCGGAAAAGATAAAGATAGACAATGTATCTTTGGTGTGGGTACGTCAGTATCACCAGACTTAGAACTTGCTATTGAAAAGGCAACTTTAATTGCTAAGGCAGAAATGGCCGATATGATTAAGGGTGAGATGAACAAGAAGGCTAAAATCTTTACTACTGAATTAGGTAAATCTAATACAAAAACAGTAGTATCAGATGTTGAAACCACACTTGTTAATATTATAAAGAATACGCCTGTTAGAGGTTATGAAACCTTTGCTCAGGAAGTAACTATGACCAAAACTGGTTACTATCGTGCTTGGGTAGGACTAAGACTACCACTAGGCGAGTTTAATAAGATGTATAACTATTCAATAGAAACAGTAGTTGACGCTTATGAACTTAAAAAACTTGCTCAAACAAAGTATGATGAAGTAGAAAAGGTTGCGAAAGATGATAAAAAACAATAATATAACAATTTATACAAAAGATAATTGTAGTTATTGTGTAAAGGCAAAGGCCTTGTTGAAAGGCCTTGACCTTGAATATACAGAAAAGAAATTTGGATTAGATTTTAAAACTGCTGATGATTTACAAGAGGCAGTAGGTAAAAAAGTAAGAACAATGCCACAAATAGTTATTGATGAACAATTAGTTGGTGGTTATAATCAATTAGTTGAATACTTTATAGAAAAAGGAAAGGTGAATTATAAAGGTGAGATCAATAAATAGTAATATGTCAGAAAAACAAAAATTTGAAACAACTACTATAAGGGACAATGTTTTGTTGTTCCCTAGACAAAAGAAGCCTGCACCAGAAAGTAAAGTTTCAGAAGCAGAAATGAAGATTGCTATGGAAGCACAGATTCGTTTATTCTCTCAACAATTAAAAGATGTTGCTATGGATGACTTATTTGATTTGTTAAATAAGAATTCCTTGAGTGTAGATAGTGTAAATATGAATAAAGATTTGGCCTTTGTTGCAGAAGCAATTAAGAGTTTAATTTATAGAGATTTTAAATTAAGTCATCCTATACAAAAAATAGTTGACAATTCAGTAAGTATAGAAATATTAAATGGTATACCTGCTGAACCATTAGTAAATTATAAAAACATAATGATAAAACAGGTAAATAAACCTGTTGCAAAAAAGGATGAAGTTAATAAAGAGATTCCATAAAGCACTTTGGGATACTTTGAATACTAAAAGTGCCAGTATTCAACAGTTAAATTTGAAGGCACAATATATAATAAGGAGTGAATAATGTTTAAATCATTATCAAATATGTTCGCAAAAGACGAACTACAAGTAGTAAAAACAGTAAAGAAAGCTTCTACAAGAGGTAGAAAAGCAATCTCTAAAAGAGCTAAGGTATTAAACCTTTTATCAAAAGGTCAATCAGTATCTTGGAAAACTTTAAGAGATAGATTTGACTTAACGTCTCCAAGAGCGTTAGTTGACACTTTAAGAGCAGAAGGTAATATGATCTATGTTAACAAAACTGCTAAAGGTACAACATACAGAATGGGACAACCAACTAAAGCAATTATTGCTGCAGGTATCAAAAAACTGTATGGAACTCCATACGCTTACAATAATGCGTAATTAATAATTACCATTTGATGGTGGCGACCACAAATCGCCACCATAATTTAAGGAGATTATATTATGAGTAAAGTAGAATTATTAAAAGAGATCGAAGTATTAGAAAAGACCAACAAGTGGTTTAAATCACAAATAGAACCTGAAGATTGCGGATGGATGTATACCACAATAGATGGTAACAAGCATAGAATAAAAGTTTTAAAAGAACAATTAAAGGCTCACAAACACGGTAAAGAATACAAACAAAAACATTGGAGTAATTATCTATAATGTCTATAAGAGTTGTCAAATATAAAAAATCAGAATGGCAACACGTTGCAGATTGTATTCGTAGCGATCAAGTACCTGCATTTGAGGTACAACTTATACTAGACCAAAACAAAGACTTTGCCAAATGGTACAAGCAAAAATATTTAAAGAACAATGACAGAATTTAGAAACGGAATTTATAATACATTACATAAATTAATAGGCACAAGCGTAGGCCGTGCCATTATATATACCATAGGCCATATAATTATTGCTATGACTTCAAATAGACTAATCACAGGCGCCGATTGGAGACTTGCAGGTTTAGACGCAATAGTTGAACCTTGTATAAATGGAATATGGTATTATACACTTGATAAATATTGGTCAAGTAAAATGAAACAATAATATTATACAATAGGAGAATATATTATGCCAATAACAACATCACAAGCGTTTGGAACTGCTACTACAACAAAAGGTTCAGCAGCTCCCTTACTACACGAAATATTAGTTAAAGTAAACAACGCAAAAGACAAACCCAAAAAAATAGAAGTATTAAGACAAAACAATAGTCAACCTTTAAGACAAATACTCAAAGGTGCTTTTGATCCTAGTATAGAGTGGGAATTACCAGAAGGCGTTCCACCATACAAAGAAAACGAAGCTCCTGCAGGTACTGAACATACAACTCTTTACCAAGAGGCAAAAAGATTGCATTATTTTATTAAAGGTGCAAACGATTTAAGTAAAACAAAACGTGAAACTATGTTCATACAAGTGCTAGAAGGATTACACGCTGAGGAAGCAAAATTATTACTTGCAATTAAAGATAAATCTTTGAATAAAATCTACAAAGGTCTTACGGATGCAGTAGTAAAAGAAGCGTTTGGATGGAACGACACCTATATGGCGTCATAGCCATCTAAATATTATAGATTGATTCTATAATATACAACTTATAATATAAGAACAAAATAAGAACATTTGTTTATTGTACTAATAAGTTGTTGATTTTATTATCTTTTTTATTAAAAATAATGCTTGATTTCTTTGTAAAATAGTGTATTATATACCTATAAACAAAGGAGATATATAATGTTTAAAAACTTGATAATTATTAATATTCTGTTTGCATTAATGCTTTGGATGTTTACATCTATTGCTAGTGCGAATGACAATACCAAGTCAGACGAATATTATAAAGCAGTTATTGGCCACGTTGTTACCCAAAAAGTAACAGGTCAAAACATTAACACAAATAAGTTAATGGAACAAGAAATGGAAGCAATTGCTCATCAATTTGCTTTACAGATGATTGTTATTATGCAAAAGTATTTACCGTCTATGTTAGATGGTATTGCTGCTGATTTAAGGCTTAAATCAGATGAAAAGTATAAATGTGCTTTATTAAAAGGTAGTGCGAATGGATGTGTTCAGTAAAATACAAGAAATTTTACAACTAATTTATACATTTATTCCGCAAGAAGTTTTTATTATTATAACAGCAGCACTCATATTAGGTTGTATTGAGTATTTAAGGAAAGGTAATAATGAAGAAAACAACAAAGTCAAAAAAAATTAGATTTAAAAAGGCTCTTAAAAAAGAGTTTGAATTAGGTCGTAGATATGCCACGACTTATAAAGACATCAAAAAGTATTTTAAACTTTTTAATCAATATATATTCGACAATAAACTTTCCCCATTTAATCAAATTGAAATTAAAGAAATAAGAGATAGAGATGTTAAGTATTGCTACGGACAAGTAGTCATATTAGAATGGAAAAGAAAAGGTACTAGATTGTATAAATTAGAAATGCAACCTACGTATAAAAATAAAAAAGAATTTTTAGATACACTTGCTCACGAAATGGTACATCTATATCAAATGGCCAATCTAGGTGATACAGGTAATCACAATAAAATATTTTATAGTTTTGAAGAACAACTTAATTTAGTCGGTTTACGATTATAACAGGAGATATATAATGAGCGGTGGTGATAAAAAATATGTGGATGAGTGGTTAAAAGGTAAAATCAAAGGTGGTTTAGACCAAATCAAATTAGTAGCAAATAATAATTATGGAGATAAGACTTGTTTATATTATTCAGGTCATTTACATAAAGACATACTAGAAAACTTTCCAGGCAAATCAAGTAAAAAGATTTTCAAACAATATAGAGAATATCAAAACAATTCAGATTTAGTGTTTTATCAAAACAAATTTAGTGAACACGGTTATGATTATTATGTAAGAAAGGTGAAAAATGAAACTAAACAATCAGCATAAAGATATACTTAAACGACTTATTAAAAGTAAAGGAGTGTATCGTACACGTTTAATACCAGTAGAAGAACGGGACAATATATTTGATTCATTATTTGAACTATATATGGCCGAGATAGTACAATTCAGTAAAAAATCAGAACTAGAATTTGAAGGTCCTTATAAAGAACCTAGATATAAATGTTTTGAAGTAAAACTATGGCCGAAAGTATCATTAGACAATATAAAAAAAGCAGTAAAAAATGGTGTCTATGCTTAAAAAACTAGATAAGTTTTTACCAAGTTTATGGAAAAAGTATCTAACAGTTTTCCTAATAGGTTTACTTTTGTTTAGTTTAGGTACTTTTTATCCAAATCCATATATCAAATACAAATTAAGATTAGACGCAGAAACTATATTTACTAAATGGGCAAATAGATTAGGACTAAATGAACCTGCTTTTGAATACAATAATGATGTTCAATTTGTAGAAGCCGTACAGAAATGTATTGATTGGGTAAACTTTGAAACACCTAGATATGAACGAGTACCTGGAGAAATGATAGTCGGTATGGCAGCATTAGAGTCTGGTTGGGGTACAAGTAGATTTGCTAAAGAGGGTAATAATCTTTTTGGTATAAGAACTTATGATAAAAATGTACCTCATATGTTATTAGAGGGTAGAACAAAATGGAAAGGTTGGGGTGTTCGTGTCTTTAGTACAAAATGTCAAAGTGTTAAATTCTTTGTTGATTTATTAAACAATCATAATGCCTACCAAGAATTTAGAGATATAAGAAGAAGAATGATTTTATGGGATCAACCTTTAGATCCTAAAAAATTAGTAAAAACTTTACAAAATTATTCTACCACAGATAATTATGCTGAAAGAGTTATATACATTATAGATAAAATAAGAGAACAAGAAAAGAAATCTGGTGAAATTCAAATACATACTAAAACAGATTCAAAAGTACCACCATCTAAACCTAATAAATAATACATTATGTTTTTAGCCATACTTACACTTATTTCAGGCATTTGTATTTCTATTATTGCCGCTGGATACTCCATTATCGGATTAGCAACTTTGTTTGCTGGTGCAGTTGTACCTATTATTGCTATGGGTAGTGCATTAGAAGTAGGCAAGTTAGTAGTGGCATCTTGGCTTTATAGAAACTGGCAATCCAGTTTATTACCCAGGTCGATTAAATATTATTTAACAATATCGGTAATAGTTTTAGTATTCATTACCTCAATGGGTATCTTTGGTTTTTTATCCAAGGCACACCTAGATCAAGTAAAACCAACTACAAGTAATAAAATTAAAATAGACGCAATCAATGTACAAATTAAACAACAACAATCTATTGTAGATAGATCACAAAATACTTTAAAAACTTTAGATAAGGCATTAGACAAGTATGTTGATATGGAATATGTTACAAAAGGTTTAAATGAACGTAAGAAACAAGCAGGTGAACGAGCAGAATTAAATGGTGCAATCAATAAAGCAACCGATTTGATTGTTAAGTTACAAAATGAAAAGGCAAATCTACAATTAGCACAAGATAAGATAGAGGCCGAAGTAGGACCAATTAAGTATATTGCAGAACTTATCTATGGTAAAGATGAAGCCAAAAGTCATTTTGACGAGGCAGTAAGAATAGTTATATTGATACTAATATTTGTATTTGATCCACTTGCAGTATTAATGTTAATTGCAGCCAATATCTCTATACGAGAATGGCAATTAAGAAGAAGTTTAACACAAGCAAAGAAACAAGAAAACATAGAAGATAGACTTGAAAGAGTTATAAAACAAAATAAGAAATTAAAAGAAAAGGAAAGAGATTTTAGAAATTTGATGGCACAGGACTTACAAGATATAGACGATCCAAACGAAATCAAATTAAAACTAAATCAGATTTACGACTGGAATGATAAGAAAAATTAAAAAAGAAATCTACAAATTACTTACAGCTAAATTATTGACTTGGGTTATTGTATTACCTTTATTATTAAGTTGTGCGAATCAACCTAAAGAAGAAAAGAAAACAGACAATACAATAACTAATATACCTGCAATTGTAAAAGGTTTAGAAGCATTAGGAAATATAGGTAAAAAAGAGGTTGACAAAGACGAAAAAAAGTGATATAATAGAAGTATATTATGGAGGATTATATGTTAACAAATGAAGATTTAGCACGTGTGATGAACTCTCATCAAGTTAAACGAATAGATAAAGCAAGTAAGGCTTGCAAGAATGCCGAATCAGATTGGGCAAAGAACTTTTGGTTTAATGTATGGAAAACATTGTGTCAAAAATACGGTCGTTATGATTTATATTTAAAGGATTTACACTAATGAATATTTTTTACCTAGATAAAGATCCTATTGTTGCTGCTCGTATGAGTTGTGATAAACACGTTTGTAAAATGATTATTGAGTCTGCTCAAATGCTTTGTACAGCTCATAGACTATTAGATGGTGAAGAATATTTTGATAAAACTGCTAATGGTCGTAAGATTAAAAGATGGAAACATCCTAATTCAAATATAGATGGCGTGTTATACAAAGCAAGTCATACAAAACATCCAAGTACAATATGGGTTATGGATTCTGCTTACAATTATAGATGGTTATATAATCATATGCTAGAGTTAAATGAAGAATTTAAAAAACGATATAATCATACAAAAGACCATATGACTATACAAAAGTTAAAAGACATATTAAACAGTCCACCTAAAAATATCAATCTTAAAAAAATAGGTACACAACCAACACCTGCTATGCCAGATGAATGTAAAGTGCCAGGTGATAGTGTTGCAAGTTATCGTAAATATTATATTATGAAGAAAAAGGAGTTTGCAACGTGGAAAAAACCAGCCAAGATGCCAGTATGGTATAGAGAGGGAATAGAAAATGGACTATCTACAAATTAGAGAATTAACTGAACAAGAAAAAGAAATATTAAAACAAGGCCTAAAAGATGATGGTTTACAAGACGTTATGGATAGAGTAGATGAAGATATCAAGTCTATCCTAGGGTACAATTAAACTAAATATTATGATGAAAGAAGCAATTACATTATTTGTTAATGATACAATACATTTTGTTAATACGTTGCAAAGTTATCATTGGCAAACGAAGTCATATGCTGAACACGAATCGTTTGTAGAGTATTATAATAAGATTAATGCCTTAAATGATAAGTTGGTCGAAACCTATCAAGGTAGAGAAGATGACCGTATATCTTTTAGTAGTGAATATAAACCTAATGTTTTAAATTATGCTGACAAAACAGAATGTATTAGAGTTATAAAAGATTATAGAAAAAAAATATATCATCTTGCGGCTTGTATCCACGAAGTACATTTTGATATACATTCCATTTTAGAGGACTTTTTAGTAGAAACAAATAATCTACTTTATCATTTATCCCTTAACTAATATGCCAACATATACATTTGAAGATACAAAAACAGGTAAGGTATGGGATGATTATATGTCCATATCAGATAAAGAAACTTATTTAGAAAAAAATAAAAATATAAAACAAGTTATAACTAAAATGAATATTGTAGCTGGCGTAAGTGGAATGAGTTATAGAAGCGATCAAGGTTGGAAAGAAACATTAAGTAAGATTGCAGAAAAACACCCACAAAGTAAATTAGCAGAAACAATGGGAACAAGAAGTATAAAAGAGATTAAAACGCAACAAGTGTTAGCAAAACACCGTAAACGAAATGCAAAGAATAAATAATAATATAGTAACAAGCGAGATACCGAAGAGCAACGGTCGTATATCGAAGGTCAGTAGGTCAATCCGCTTATGTTACCTACAAATTAAGGCAGGACTATTGGTTCTGTTAAAACAACTAATGTCCTGCCTACACGTAGGACTAAACTATTCAAACACCACACCAATCAAAATAATCAACAAAGGAAACTAAAATGGCAGATGATTTACCAGATTTTATGCGTGAGTTCGATATGGATGTGGACTATGGTTTTACAGCAGTATCTACTAAGCCTGCAACTGAAACGACAACACCTTCAATTGATCCAAGTGCAATAGAGGATCAAAAAATTGAAATCGCAAAAGTAAAATCAGATGTATCCGACATCAAGTCTATGATGAATGAGATAATGCAGATTGTAGCAGAAAAAGAAACAATCACCAAAGAAGTACAAAACGCTGATATACAAACAAGATTTAAAGAATTAGAAAAGATTATATTACCATTTTTATATAATCTATCTAAATCCAATGAACCTTATATTCATTGGCCTAATAGAGGACCAATTATTAAAGCACAAATTGAAAAGGTACTCAAACTAACGAGAGGATAATCTATGTCAGAAAAAACAAATCATAAACATCTAAAAAAACAAGTTAATGAAGTTGAACAAAAAAGAAATTATGATAGAACCGATAATAGTTGGTATGATTTAAAGACATTAAAGAAACTCAAATTAAAAGCAAAGGATAAACTATATGAAATTAAGCAAAAGCTTCACGCTTAACGAACTGATTAAATCACAAACTGCCGAAAGGGAGGGGATTAATAATAATCCTAGTGAGGCACAGATCGGAAAGCTACAAAGATTATGCGAAAACATATTACAACCAGTCCGTGACCATTATGGAATGCCAGTAGGAGTTTCAAGTGGATTTAGAAGTGCTGAACTATGTTTAAAAGTAGGTTCAAGTGTTAATTCACAGCACACTAAAGGAGAAGCGGCTGACTTTGAAATTGCAGGTGTGTCCAATCAGGACTTGGCCCATTGGATTGATAAAAATTTAGACTATGACCAAATGATATTAGAGTTTTGGAATCCAGACGAACCAAATAGTGGCTGGGTACACTGCTCTTATAAGAATCCAGAAGAAAACAGAAAAGAGTTTTTAAGAGCATACCGAGATGATAATAAAAAAGTATGTTACGAAAAATACTCATATATCAAATATGCTGGGCAAGAACCATCTTCGGACGAAGTAAATCAAATGTACGCTGACAAAGGCGTTTAATGCTTGACAATCACACAAAATAGTGATATAATAATAGAATATTAAAAAGGAAGGTATATTATGCCATATAAACACGTGAAACTTGACGAAAGCGTCTTACCTAAAAATTTAGGTGCAAAGGGTAAAAACCAAGACGGAATAAGAATTTATACAATAGATGGTATTAATATGCCTTCCGTTACTTCAATTCTAGGTAACATTCCAGAACGATCAGAAAAGATACAGGCTTGGAAACGAAGTGTTGGCGAAAAGATGGCCAACTATATTTCTGCCTCATCAACCAGTAGAGGTAAAACATTACACACATTGGTTGAAAATCATTTAAAGAATGAAGATGATAGAAATGTTGGAATAACTGCTGTTACTCCATTAGGACTGTTCAGAATTATTAAACCATATCTAGCAAGAGTAGATAATATTCATATGTTAGAAACCATTATGTATTCAAAAGAAATGCAAGTTGCAGGACAAGTAGATTGTGTTGCTGAATATAGAGGTAAATTATCTGTCATAGACTTCAAGTCCTCTACTAAACAAAGAGATGAAGATTATAATTATGGTAACTTTTGTCAAACAGCAGCCTATGCTAAAATGTTTGAAGAATTATATCCAGGTAAAAAAATAGAACAAACAGTTGTACTTGCGGCCTGTGAAGATGGTTTTGTACAAGAGTGGGTAAACGGAAGAGAAAAGGTAGATCAATACCTAGAAAAGTTTATTAATCACGCAACAGATTTTTTTACTAGACATTCCGAAGCATTGACCAACATCAAATAATAAATAGTAGAAACAATAAAGTAATAAAGGAAGCAAAACATTAATTTGTTAAGAAGGTGATTTAAATTTATCCTACTTGCGACCATAACGGCTAAAGGGAACAAATGAAGAAGTTAATAGTAATTTTAACTTTATTATGGGCAAACGTATCATACGCTGAACAATACAATTTATATTGGAATCAAGTACCAGCAGTATGTGGCACGCCAGATGAAATAAAAAGATATATTGATGACAAAGGTTTTGAACCTGTACATATCAGTTTAGGTAGAGTTGGGAGTACACCAGATGGTGAACCAATTTATATGATAACTTATTATGAAACGAAAGATCAAGTATTGGTAACTGTGGATATACCTAGTGCTACAGATAGTTGTATTTTATTTCACACTTATAATAAAAGCAAAGTATTAGAGAAGAAAAAAGGAATTTAACGTTGAAGGTAAGATAATACCTAGACAGGACCAGGGTGCAATTCCCTGCCACTCCACCATTAAAACAATGAAATTTTAGGGGTGGAATCAGGATCGACTGCTAGTTAAAACTTACTGGAGTTAAATGGCTGATGTCCTAACATCAAACAATAAATGCTAACGAAAGTTATGCTTTAGCAGCCTAGTCTGCTGGGGTTGCCTGTGACCTTGCAACAGAACACAGGCGCTTTACAAAATCAATAAAGTATGTTATAATATATTATGATGTTAATGAATAGTAAAAAGTTTGGTTTAACGATTGAGGAGATAGTTAAAACAAAGAAAATATCCTATATGGATGCCATAGTATATTTTTGCGATAGAAACGAAGTTGATCCTGCAACCATAGGTCCTATGGTCAACAAATCATTAAAAGAAAAGATACAAATTGAAGCCGAGAATTTAAGACTTATTAAGAAGTCTAGCTCTGGCGTCTTACCTATATGAATAATAACAGTTATGAAGCATATAAATTATATCTTGCCATTAAATTACACTTCACAACTGATAACTATGATTTTTTCAAACACAATGCAAAAGTTAATTCATCCATAAATACTTTTATAAAGAGAAATGATAGATACTTTTTTTATAGACTTGCAACCAAATATAATAAAGAAGAACTTATTGATTATTTTGTATGCAACTTTTTTGAAAATTCAAAAACTTGGATTGGGAGTTTAATACGTGCAGATGGAGAATCGACTTATACAAATTGGAAGAAATATAAAGACGCATTTACTTATAATTTTAGAAATGAGTGCTTATTGGTTCGTTCTTTCATTGATGACAATAGGATTTCTTTTGATGATATGTTTCTCGTATCTGACGGCCAACACCCAAGAGCTTTACGCTTACATCTCTCAAAAAAACTATCCGTACAAACAATCATCATCTTGGATAAGATATTATCGTTTATTAAAAATTGGGATAAAGAGATTACCGAGAAAGTTATATGGCCTGAAAAGTCATTTAAGATTACCAAGTTAAGTCCATTTGTTAATTATAATTTAACTAAATGTAAATTTATTATGAAAGAGATATTTGTATAATGGCACTAGAAGATTTTGCACAAATAAGAGTACCAGATTCTAATATGGGTGGTGATAGAATTTATTGTAGTATCTTTAATAAACTAGAATTAGTCAACAAAGATGGAACAATATACAAAGGTAAGATTGATAAGAAAAGTATAAAAGTAGATGGTGTCTATGGCAACTTTATGTCCTATGTTTATGTTACAGCAGATGAACGATGGTTTGATAGAGGTGGTATGCCTATCTCTAAACCTAAAAATTTATTAACAAGAAAAGAAGAAGATGAGGAAGAAGAAAACCTACATACACGTGAATCAACACGTGATAAGAGCGAATAAGAAGTATGGAAGAAACGATCCAGTTATTACGATTAAGCAAGGTAGTAAGAATACTTATTGCCATCAAGTGGCTATTCTCGGACCGTCAAAGGTTATATATGGCGGTAATGATAAGCCTATTCTTAATTGTGGTGCGAGGGTTGTTGTAGAAACTGAAAGTGATGTTGAAGTCATCAAGTGAAAAAGTATTTTGCATAGGCAATGGAGAAAGTCGTAAACATTTTAACCTTGAACTATTAAAACCATTAGGAAAGATATATGGTTGTAATGCTTTATATAGAAACTTTAAACCTGATGTTTTAATTGCAGTTGATCCTGGCATTAAACACGAAATATATGATAGTGGTTATGCCTATAATAATGAATGTTGGTTTAGAGGGTGGAGAAAAAGACACGCAAATGAATATGATGAATTATATTATGGTAAAATAACCGAAGAAGAAAAGAAAGAAGTTGAAAAATATTATACACACAGAACTGAAAACGAAAGAAAGGACAGTTTATATTTTACAGTAAGTGGTACGAATTATCAATCTAAATTGTTTATTATAAAAAGATATAAAGACAAGAATGCTTTACACGCACCACAATTTGATTTAGAAATGAATAAGTTTGGTTTACATATTAGTTGGTTACATAACGATAAGGCAAAAGATATTATAGAGATTATGCCTAATAGAAAAGATTTAGGTATGTCAGCAGGTCCTACTTCAGGTTATATTGCATTGATACAAAACAGTCCTAAAGAATGTTATATGTTAGGCCACGATTTAGGAAGTCCTACAAACTTTACAAACAATCTATATAAAGATACAAAACATTATGCAAAAGGTGATGATGTTGCTACAAAAGGATTAAAGTGGCGTAACGGATGGAAACAATTATTTAAAATGTTTCCAAAAACTACATTTATACAAGTAAACAAAACAAAAGAAGTTATTTCACAATGGAAAGAAATAAAAAATATCGTTTATGAAACCTACGAAAGTTTTTTGCATAGGTAATGGAGAAAGTCGTAAAGACTTTCCACTTCAAATGTTAAAAGGTCACGGTAAGATATATGGTTGTAATGCCATATATAGAGATTATCCTGAACTGATTGACGTACTTACTGCTGTGGACAATGGTATCATACACGAAATCTATCATAGTGGTTATGCAACCAAGAAACCTTGTTACTTTAGAAACTGGTCAAAGTTGCCAATAGAAACCTATCAACAAGTTGTAGAAGGATTTGTGGACGCTCAGGAGTTACAGTTGTTAAGTGATTATGATGTAATCAAAGAGAATAAAGAAGATAAAGACAAGGCCAAAGAGTATGTCATACACGGCACCTCATTAAAAGGTATGGTGTCTATTATCAGACAAAAACAGAAAACACATAAACACGCACCAAAAGAAATTATACAAAAAGAAGTTAACAGATCAAACATTTATATTTCTTGGATCAAAGAGAATGATATGTCGTTTGATTTAAAAGATGAATGGAGCAATCATAAAGATCACGGTTGGGCTTGCGGTGCAACAAGTGGGTTTATTGCCATACATAAAGAACAACCACAAGAACTTTATCTTATAGGACACGATTTAAAATCAGATACACACTTAATTAATAACATATACAAAAGTACAAAACATTATCAAGCAAAAGAGGCATCCGCAACACCACACGTCAATTGGGTCAATCAATGGTATACACTTATAGATTGGAACCCAAATGTTAAGTTTTTCAAAGTAAATAAAGACACAAACGGCGCAACTAATACGAGTGAAGAAGTTTACGAATGGCGTAAGTGGAAAGACGAAGGACGATTAGAGTATATCTCTCAAGCACAGCTGCTTGACAAGTTGACACTAATATGATATAATAAACTTATGATTAGATTATTAAATTTTATCATAAATGGACTTACGAAGTTTAGAGATAAACTTCAAAGAGGGAGTGATACACCTCACAATGAATGGGTTAAAAGATATCAAAACTGGCGTAAGAAGTTGTATAAATAAACATATACGATTAATACTTACAACAATACGTACAAAAATATATACAAGGAGAATATAATGTCAATACAAGCATTAGAAGCACTAAAAAAGTCAAAGTCTAATTTTGACACTCTAACTAAACAGTTAGAAAAAACAATCGACAAACCAAAAACAGAAAACAAATACCAAGACGATAGATTCTGGAAGCCAGAACTAGACAAATCAGGTAACGGTTATGCTGTAATCAGATTCTTACCTGCCGTAGAAGGCGAAGATATGCCTTGGCAGAGAGTTTGGCACCACGCATTTCAAGGACCAGGTGGTCAATGGTATATTGAAAATAGTTTAACAACATTAAATCATAAAGATCCTGTATCGGAAGAAAACACTAGATTATGGAATACAGGTATTGAAGCCGATAAAGAAATCGCTAGAAAAAGAAAAAGAAAGTTACAATACTATTCTAATATTCTAGTGGTATCTGATCCAAAACATCCTGAAAACGAAGGTAAAGTATTTCTATTCAAATATGGTAAAAAGATATTTGATAAGATAACTGAAGCGATGAACCCACAATTTGAAGATGAGAAGGCAGTAAATCCTTTTGACTTCTGGGAAGGTTCTAACTTTAAACTTAAAATCAGAAAAGTTGATGGTTATTGGAATTATGATAAATCAGAATTTGAGCCAGTTAGTAAAGTAAAACCTACTGACGAGGAGATTGACACAGTATGGAAATCTCAACACGCTCTAAAGCCCTTCATTGATCCAAGTAATTTTAAATCTTATGATGAACTCAAAGAGAAACTGAATAAGGTTCTTACTGGAACAAGAAGCACGGAGTCCGTAGAAGATATTGACCTCCCACCTGCTAGTAATAGCGTACCCAAGTCTTCCAACGGATCCGTGGGGAAAGTATCGTCCAACGATGATGATGACTCATTGTCGTATTTTAGTAAATTAGCTGAGGACGAATAATCTATCTCTCACACTTTCTCAAATTGGGTAGTCGCCTTTCCTTTCTGTGGCGGCTACCCACACTTAATAAGTGCTTGACAAAGATGAGAAGATATGATATAATAAGTAGTATATAATGTGTAAAAAACATTATTAATAATCATAACACGTAAAAAGTGTTATATAACAATAAGGAGACTTAAATGTCAACAAGTAAAAATGTTGTGGACATCCACACAACTAAAACTTTTACGGATGTACACTTAAATATTTCAAAAGAACTAATCAACGAAAACAATAGGCCAGACCTTTATGGTAATAATCTATCATTTGGTAAAGATTTAGGACGACAATTAGTTGTCATTAAAGATATTAAATGGCACGGCACTATTAGAAACACACAATACGCTAGAGCAGCGGGTGCTAATCCAAAGTATAAAGAAGTAAAAAATAGTATTACAGAATTTGGATACAAATTAAGTAATGAACCTATCGCTCTTTGGAGAAGAACTGATGGATTATATCCATTAACTGGTCACACTAGAAAAGATATTTTAGAAGATCAAGGCGTAACTAATGTGATTGCCAACATCTACGAAATGAATGATGAAGATGTGGCTTCTAAATTTAGTTTACAATTAAATAGAGGACCAGATCCACAAGGAGTTTTAACTCAACAAGACGTTCAAAATGAATGTTTATTAGCACTTGATAAAGGTTGGATTAAACCTAAATTAGATGACATTTTAAATAGAGTAAATGAAATTTGTGGTGATAGTGTTTTTACAGAAAATAAAAGAACATATATTGCAACAGCAGTTTTTAATACTTGGAATGACAAAAAACCTGGTGCAAAAAAAGTATTAGCCTGGACAAATGAAAGTGATATCAATGTTTGGATGAATGCTAACAAATATGTAGATGTGGGGAATGTTATGTATATGACTACTTCTTTCTCACAAGTTAGTAAGGCAATCTTTAGAGCGGCTGCTTTGTCAGTAGAAAATTCTGATAAAGAAATTAGAGTAGTTGTTCACACAGGTATTTTGGATGCTTACGATTTAAAAGGTTGTTATGACGATAGAGTAAATGATTTTAAAACTCTATGGTATGATAAATTAAAAGATTTAAGAATTGCATTTTTTAAATCTTATCCAGCCGATAAATCAACAGTTGTATTATCTAACAATATAACTTTATATGGTGCTCTTCCTGCTTTAGAAGCACAGCACGATTTAAATAAAATTATAAGATATACAAATACATCTAAATTAGTTGAAGAAGTAAACGGCGACTAAAACGTTTTGAGGTGGTCCTCAGTAAGAATTATGAAATTCATATCTCTACTTTGGCACCACCTCTTTGCATATTTCCATTTAGCTTCATTTTTAGCATAAGTTAAAACTGAATTTAAATATTGCCTAGATTGTCTTTGAGGTTTTTTAGGTGGTACTGTTTGATACTTTGGTTTTATTTCGACAATAAACTTTTTATGAGTGCCATTAGGTTGACGAACTTTCATATAGAAATCTGGAAAATATCTATGTACTTTCTTATCATAAGAACGATAAGGTATCCATACTTCTTCACTTCCCCATTCTAATATTTCCTTGTTTGTATCACAATATTGCATAAATCGTCTTTCCCAACTTGAACGAAAAATTATATTTGTTGGGTCACCTTTATACTTACGAGGATTAGATGGCCTAAATTTACCTTTATATGGCGCTTTATATACTTTACTAAACTTATTCATAAACCTATTTATTTACTACATAAATATATCATATGGCAAGTGTATTTGATACAATCAAATTAACAAAGGGTAATATCGACCGATCTGCTAATTGGTATAGAAACCAAATCAATAAAATTGCAAGTGGTACTACTGCAAATCAATTATTCAGACAAGGCAAACTTACAGGCAGACCAAGTGTTGGTAGACTAAATCTATTTGGTTACAATCCAAAATTAAGAAAAACACTACCATACTATGACATATTTCCATTAGTATTGCCTTTAGAGCCAACACCAGGTGGGTTTATGGGTATGAACTTTCATTATTTACCACCTGCATTACGATTTACCTTATTAGAACGTATGCAAGTATTTGCTGATGATACAAAGTTTGATAGTAAGACAAAATTTGATGTAACTTATGATGATGTAAAAGGAATTAAAATAGTAAAACCAACGATAAAGAAATATCTGTATAGTCATATGCAAACTGGGTTTTTAAGAATAAATATGGATGAGGCTGCAATTGCAATATACTTACCTGTACAACGATTTAAAAAGGCAAGTGAGGCAGTTGTTTATGCAAACAGTAGAAGGTTCATTTAATGGCAATAATTAGACAACGATTACCTATACCAGGTCCATTTGATATTAGACTAGGCCTACCTAGAGATAAAGGTTTTGATCCACAGGCCGCAAGAAAAAGATTAAATGAACAAAAGACTAATCCTAATACTACCATAAACAGATTTAGGTCTATGGTTGCAGGTGCTGAAGGTCTGTATCGACCTGCAAAGTTTTTAGTCATAGTAGAATTTCCTAAAGGGTTATCACAAACAGAAACATTCCAAGGTATGGAGTTTTCAGAATATCTAACTGATTTAAATTTTATGAACTCTTTACAAGACAATGTAAAAGATAGATTATATTTCTTTTGCGATGCTGCTCAATTGCCAGATCGTACCATTGTTGATACAGAAGCAAATTCATTTTATGGACCAGTAAGACATATTGCTCGTGGTATGGAGTATTCAGCGATGACATTATCGTTTATGTTAGACTCTGAATTAACTGAACGTGCTGTATTTGAAGCTTGGCAAAATATGATTGTCAATCAAAGAACTTTTAATATGAGTTTTTATGATGAATATGTAAGTAAGATTTATATATTTCCATTACACGAAAATAAAAATGAATCAACCAATACTAAATTGCCTGGCAAAGAAGGTATGCAAACAGGAGCACTTGCAACATTAACACTTGCAGGATATTATGTAGAATTAAGCGGTGCATATCCTAAAACACTTGCACCAGTAGATTTAAATTACAATGCAAGCAATACTTTTGCTAGACAATCTATTACCTTTAATTACAGATATTGGACTTCAAATGTAAATTTAAGAACATTAGAAGATACAAATTACGAAGGTGATATCAACGGCACAGGTGTAATAAAAGATCCTAGATATATGGGTATCTTTGGCGGTATACTAGGTAAGTTACCACCTGAAATACAACGTGCTGGTAGAGATGTAATTAATCAAATTAAAACAAGATTCCCATTGGGAAGAATATTTGGAGGAAGAGTATTTCCACCATTTTTCTAATATATAATATAATAATAATAAGGAGTGAAATATTATGGCATTACCAATAAATGAAGTTCCAAAATATAATTGTCAACTTCCATCAAATGGCCAGAAAATAACATTTAGACCTTTTCTTGTAAAAGAAGAAAAGATTATGTTAATGGCTATGGAAAGTGATGATGAAAAGGAGATACAACAGGCCGTTATAGACACCGTACAAGCGTGTGTTTATGACCGTGTTGATGTAACTAAACTGCCAATATTTGATTTTGAATATTTGTATTTACGAATAAGAGCAAAATCAGTTGGTGAGGTAATTAAATTGCGATTGAAATGTCCAGATGATGAAAAACAAGTTGTAGAGTATGATTTAAATTTAGAAGATGTAAAAGTTGAAAAAACAAAAGACAATAATAATAACATTGAATTTGAAAAAGGTTATGGTGTTATTATGTCTTATCCTACAATTAAATCATTTAAGTCTGGCAAATCAAATACAGAAAACTCTATTAATATTTTAAAAGAGTCAATTCAATCCATCTATAAAGGTGATGATGTATATGATCGCAATAACATTACTGAACAAGAACTTGATGAGTATGTTAATAGCCTAACGCAAAAACAATTTAGATTGCTTTATGATTATGTTGATCGTATGCCTAAAATTAGACATAAGATTGAGTATGAAAATCCTAAATCAGGTAAAAAGTTTTCGTTAGTCTTTAATGGTGCCTCAGATTTTTTTTAGTTACCCTTTCACACGAAAACCTTGAAAATTACTATCGTGTGAACTTTCTGTTAATGCAACATCATAAATATTCATTAACAGAACTAGAACATATGCTACCGTGGGAAAGGGAAATATACATTGATATGTTAATACAGCATATTAAAGACGAAAATCAACGTCTAAAAGAAAGGCAAAGAGGTGGATAATGGAAAAACAAAGTTATCAAAAAATAATTGATTTAGCAAAAGCAATAGACGCTTGGAGAATATTTCCAAGACTATTCATATTAACTTATATGTACATACTCATCAAAGTAGTACATTGGTTTATGGCATTAGATAAACCTTCTATGGAACAAGCAGGTCTTGTATCAATCGTAGTTGGTGCAGGTGCGGCTTGGTTTGGGTTATATACCAATAGTGGCTCTAAAGTATTAGCACAACCACAACCAATCGTTCAACAACCTGTTGTAACACCAGTTAAAAGAGAAGATAAATCAATTAGTAATCAAGTAGGATAATAAATGGCAGACTTTCAGGAGTTACTAGAAAAACAAAAAGCAGAGCAAGATAAAGAACAAATTGCTATATCTGAAGCAGCACAAACATATGCTTTACAGATACAAAAAGAATTAGGTTTAGGACAAGAGTTTATTAAAAGAGAAGGTATATCTAATGCAGCCGTATCGGTTGTACAAAACTTTCAATCAGATTTAGACTTAATTGCTGACGCCGACTTTACTGGTTTCAAAGATATAATGGAAAAGTACAAATCATTATTGAATGAACTAGACGCTAGTGGTAGATTTGATAATAAAGAAAAGAAATATATTTCCGATGTTATTGCTCCTGTACTTGCTGAAGTTTATCCTCTTGCGAATGCTTTTACAGCAGTTAAATTTGGGTTACGAGATTTTATTAAACAATTTAAACCTTTAAAACTTGCTGCTACAACTTTAGGTGGTATACCTATTTTAGGCACTGCCATCACAAAGAAAATAGAACGACAAGAAGCAGGTGAAGAAGCATTAAGAAGAGCTGAAAGAAAAAAAGGACAAGATATTGCCAGATTAGCAAGACAAGATATTGAATCTAGTTTATCAGAATCAACTACTACTCCATCTCAAGCATTACAAACAAGAGATGAACTAGATGATGACCTCTCACAATATACTGCTGATGATATGGTATTGGGCAGACCTGTACCATCAACATACGGAAGAGCAAAAGGTAAAGTACCAGGTATGTTAAGTGCAAGTGCAAGTGAAGAACAAAGAGATGAACTTGCCGATGAACAAAGAGATCAATTTGAAGAGTCAAAAAATTTATGGGAAACAATAGCAGAGAATACTGAGGAAACAGTTGATATATTAAAAGAATCACAAAAAAATAAAGAAGGTGGTATAGGTGATACGGTGGGTGATATTGCTAAAGGTGCATTAGGAACAGGTGCTGCATTAGGAACAGGTAAAGTTGCAAGTAAATTATTAGGTAAAAAAGGTGGTGAAACTGTAGCAAAGAAGGCAGGTGGTAAAATACTAGGCAAAACATTATTTAAATCTGCTATCAAAAAGATACCAATTATAGGTGCAATTGCAGGTATTGGTTTTGGTTTAGGAAGATTAATGTCAGGAGATGTAAAAGGTGCTGCATTAGAAGTTGGTTCAGGCCTTGCAAGTACAGTACCTGGTGTAGGTACAGCTGCAAGTATTGGTGCTGATGTTGCTTTAGCAAAAATGGATATGGATAAAGCAAATCAAACAGAAAAAGAAATACAAACTGCTGTTGAAGGTGTAGAACAAAATGCACAAGCAGATACAAGAACTATGAGTAATGCTATAACTGCTGATTTAGTTAATATAGATTCAAAAAGAACTAATTTAAGAATGAATTTAGAAACAGGTAATTTAGAAAATATGATGAACAAAATGTTACCAAAAGAACCTCAAAATAATAATGTTATTGCACCAGTCAATACACTTAACAATGCTTCAAATACTACTGTTTTACCTAATATGTCAAATAGAAATTTAGACGATACAATTATTGCTATCAAAAACGTCTATTAATCTTTAATTTTTTCATATAAATATTATCACTATGACAATACAAACACCAGACGATTATTTTAACGAGCATAGTGATATCATAGCAGGTAATAATGAGAAACTTATTCCAGACGCACCTGTTACTAAATTAAGCTCTAATTTACAGTTTACAAATCCTGTGATGAAGTATCCATTAGATTTAGAAAGTGCTAATGGTCATTATATGATATTTAATATTCACGCAAGGACTGAAAATGAAAGAGATTTGCCTGCAAAAGATTTAAACATATCAAACGATTCATTAGGCACATATAACAATACATTTACAAGAGAAAGATTTTTTGATGAAACAACAAATTTATCTCCTGTTGCTGGTGAAACAGGTATTTCTGTCAAGTTAATTAAAGATACAATTGTATTGTATATGCCAGATGATGTAAATGTTAATTACAAATCAAATTACGAAGCCGCAGAAATTGGTGCTGTAATTGGCGGTCTATCTGGTGCTGCTGATTATTTCAAAGGTAAAACAGGTGGTTCAGATACTTTAAAAGGATTAGGTATGCAGGCTGCAAAGATGATTGAACCATTAATTAGTTTCGGTACATTAGGAACTGCTGCAGGTTCATTGGCCGCATTACAAAGAAAAACAGGTGTTGCTCCTGCACCATTACAAGAAATGATTTTTCAAGGTATAGATTATAGAACTTTTACTTATTCATTTAAAATGACACCTAGAAATAGACAAGAGGCAAAAGAAATTAAAAGAATTATTGATACATTTACCTATCATATGTTACCTGAAAAATTAGGTACAGGTGCTGCTCTTGCATTTAGAGTGCCTTCAGAATTTACTATTAGATATATGTACCGTGGTTATGAGAACGCTTATTTAAATACAATAACCTATTGTGCGTTAACAGATATGAAAGTTGATTATGGTTCAGGTGAGAAATTTGCTACATATCGTCCAGATGATATTGGTGCACCACCAATCAGTACATCTATATCACTTACCTTCCAAGAATTAGAATTAATTGATAGACGAAGAGCAGTATTTGGTACACATAAAACAAAAACTAGAGGTAGTAGTGATATTGGAGGTTCATTTTAATGGCACATTACTTTTCTTATTTTCCTAAAATGTATTATGACGCTGTACAAGATGGCACAACGTCACCTAAACTTGTAACTGATATTTTAAGACGAGTTAAAATTAGAGATGGTGTTAAATCTAATTCATTAATTTTTAACAAATATAGAGTTATTAATGGTGAGTCACCTGAAATTGTATCATACAGATTTTATGAGTCAGTAGATTATTATTGGGTACTATTATTAATTAACAATATTAAAGATAGATTTTATGATTGGCCACTAACAGATCAAGGATTTGAATCTTATGTTAATGGCAAGTATTCTAATCCAGGTGCAATTCATCATTATGAAATTTCACAAACAAGTGGTGAAACAACCAGTTTAGACAATTCACATTTAATAGAAGTAAACAGTACCGCTACTGGTGCTACTTCCGTATCCAATTATGAATATGAAAGAAGATTACAAGATAATAAAAGTTTAATCAATGTATTGAAGAAAAAATACCTATCGGAATTTGTAGAAGAATTTAGTAAGTTAGTGAGGTTGTAATGGCAATTCTAGCCTATGAAGAAAATAAGTTGCAGTATGCAGGCGACTTTAGGATAAGTGAAGTTGCATTATTTAATGCCTATGGTAATGTGGTGGGCATATCTACTGCTATTAACGAGATAGCAATTTACGAAGATTTAAATTCAAACTTTTTAACAGGTACAATTACCTTTACAGATACCGAAGATATTTGTAATACACTTCCAGTTATTGGCCAAGAATACCTAGAGTTTAAAATTAGAACACCATTAGGTTCGACCTATGGTGAAGGTGAGTATGACTTTACCAATACACGAATGGCTGTATATAAAGTTACCAAAAATCGTGTCAATCAAAACACACAAATTGTTGTATTAGATTTTATTTCTACGGAAGGTATACGAGATCAAAATGTACGTATCAGTCGTGCTTTTGATGGTCCTTACGATCAGGCAGTTGCAAAGATATTCAAAAAGAGTTGGGGTCTAAACAGTAAGAAAAAATTATATGTTTATCCAACCTCAAACAATTTCAAATTTGTTGCACCGAATATGAGACCTACGGACATCATTAATATGATTTGTTCACGTGCCGTACCTAAATTTAGTGCATTACCTGCTTATTTGTTTTATGAAAACGGACAAGGGTTTCATTTCAGATCCGTAGATAGTTTTTATTTTACTGCCACATCAGGTGGTCTTGCAAGTCATCCACCTATGTTTGAATACTTTTTAGATACTGAAACATCTAAACAGTTTGCTAGTCCAAGAGATAATCCAATGTCGCAATTAAGAACCATAGACAAATACGAACTTACAGGTATGAATGATTTAATTAAAAATCAACGACTTGGTACCTATGCGTCTAAATTGATTACCCACGACAGTTATAACAAAACATACAAAGAATACAAATACAATTACATAGAGGATTATGTAAGAGTGCCACATATGGAGAAAGATGATGTACAAAGCGATCAAGCATTATATCGTGGTTTGTTATTGCCTGCTCATTATGACTTTAACGATTTAGAAACAGCAGAAACAAAAGATTATGGTCGTACCGCATACAAATACCTATCTGATTATTCAGACGCAAGGGTAATGGTCAAGTCTAATACGGCCTATTTACATAACACTAATTCAGAAAATGGGTATAGAGTGGATGAATATGTACAAAGACGACAATCTGCCCTTAATTTGTTTAATAATATAGAAATGCAATTGACCGTACCTGGTAATACACATTTAAACATAGGTCATATCATCAAATTAAACGTTCCTAGATCAGGTCGTAATAAGAAAGATGAAATCAGTACACAAAACGATAAAATGCTGTCTGGCCGTTGGCTAATCACGGCTATACGTCATAGTTTTGCGTTTAGACAAAAAGAACCTTTACACAAAATGGTTATCACTTGTGCAAAAGACACCTATGGTACAAATCTATACGAAAAGACAAGTCCTTTAGTATTAGACGTAAAAGACGAAGGTAAACCAATCAATCTATACGATAGGTCAGAATATAATTAACAACATAGAGGGGAATCTGAATATGCTTAGTGTTTATTGCGAGTTTCGAAAAAAATTTTTATGATAGACTTTTTATATCATCCTACAACTATAATACTAGGTATCACGGCCGTACTTTCTTATATACACGATAGGAACACACAAAGAGAGGCAGACAATATACAAAGAAACATTGAACATTTGCTGAATACATTTGAACAATATGAACATAGAATAGATAGAGAGATATCCTCAAAGAACAATGAGAAGAACTATCCAGAAGAAGAAAGATTACTACTAGGCCAAATACTAGAGAAAGAGGACCTAGAGAACATACGAGATAGATTACCAAAGAAATATGAGAAAAAGACTAAAAAACAAAGTAAACCTAAAAGATAGGCCTAGATTAGTGCTACGCACCGCGGATGCGTTTGCCGCCTACGCATATAGTTTAAATACGGATAAATATATGGAGTTGAGTGGATATAATACGGCAGTTTATGGGAATTTTTTAAATGCGTACTAACTTTTTAGGACAAGACGGTTTCATTTGGTTTACAGGCGTTGTTGAAGATCGTAGCGATCCCAAACATCTAGGCCGAGTACGTGTGCGTTGTATTGGTTATCATACGCAGGACAAAACTATTCTGCCTACTTCGGACCTGCCTTGGGCATCTACGCTACTTCCCGTAACCTCTTCTGGCATATCTGGCGTAGGACAAACTGCGTTAGGCCTTGTTGAAGGTTCGTGGGTCATAGGTTTCTTTAGAGATGATCGATACGCACAAGAACCTGTGATACTTGGCGCATTACCTGGACGCCCTAGCGAAATAGCAAATACAACCAAAGGTTTCTACGACCCTAATGGTATCTACCCTCGTTACATTAATGAACCTGATACCAATAGATTGGCCGTCAATGATGAGAACAATCCTCATTTAGGCCTTGAATTACGTAAAGCAACAAGGGTAACAGGACTTGCAACGGCAGACTTTGACGCAACAACGGCCGCAGATGGATCTCTTATATCCGCAAGTGATACAGACACTTGGGATCAACCAGCGATTGCTTATAATGCAACCTATCCTTACAATCACGTGTACGAATCCGAATCAGGCCATATACGTGAATATGATGATACCTTGAACAATGAACGTATCTACGAGGCACATAAATCAGGCACGTCCTATGAAATACATCCCAACGGCGACCTTATACACATTATCAAAGGTAAGCACTATACCATACAGTCCAATGATAACAAGGTTGATATAGATGGCCGCTCAGACGTGACCATATCAGGCCGACATAAACTCTACATCAATAGAGATGGCCTAGTCAATAACAATTATGACATACAGGTAGGACCCAATGCAAATATCAATATACAAGTAGATACAGGTTCTATTAATCTTATCACTAAACAAGGCCCTATTAATGTCAATGCTGGTGGGGATTACAATCTAAAGGTAGGGGGTAACTATACCATATCTGTTGCAGGTAATACATCAGAAACCATTGAAGGCAATAAGACATCTAATACAACAGGTGCAGTTATACATAGAGGGGCCACGATTGATCTGAACCCTTAGGAAGTAGGACGCTTTTATACATTTTAAAGAATTATTATATTTTCTAATCTATAAAACTGTGCTCTCATAAGATACATATATTCAGGCCTATACATATACAATGGAAACTCGGCAGAAACCCATTCATTAAAGACTATGAAAATTTTCCTCGTGCTATTTTTGATTGCTATAGTCGGCACACTAACAAGTTGTGCTGATACACGGTTGAAAGCAAACTGTGATATACGTAATACAAAGGAAGAGGATAAACAAGTGTTAGCAAAGCAATTAGAAGAATGTTATCGTAATCCAAGTGTAGGCTTTATTAAGAGGTTTTAACGTATAAAAATTTTTCGCAGGTTTGTGTGATATGTCTTAAAGTGAACTGACGGCGGGAATGTTAGTGGACTGTGGGTTTGAGAATATTCTTTTCTTCCTGATTGG